CGACAAATCCACGACTTTACGAGCTTTCGCGCGTTTGGTATCATACATTATGCGATTTTCGTTTTGCGCGAGTTGTTCACATGCGCCAAACACGTCGCCTAATAATGGTTTCCAACCGTACTGGAGCTCTAGCCATGCTCTAGAAGCGGCCTTCCCAGGTCGCACCGGAAAGTCACGTTTATATCGGCTAGCTGCCCTTTTAGGAGCATCGACGCCGATGGCACGAGCTGCAGAGGCGATATCGCCCTTGCGGAGAGATCGAATGCAGGATGCTATTCTGATTGCTGTATCACCAATCAGTCTGGCAGTCTGTTTCCGTTCTCCCATGGCCTGCGCCACGTTGACAGATTGACTTTTTACCTTCTCAAGAAGTGAATTACCTGAGATGGCTCGAAGGTCAGCCTTTTCCGTATCGGACATCGTACGAAACGTACCGATGTTCGCGGGCCCAAAACAACCAGCTTGATACTCAGAGATCCACCCGTAGGTGTTGCGATCACTTTGTGAGCGAGAGTTTCGGTAACCCATCTGCCCCATTTCCGTAGTTTTCTTATATTCGAACGCAGTTGGCAAAAGCCGAAACGTTCGTCTAGCAGATCGGAAATTGGGCGTATTACCCCCGTTCCTGTAAACGTTCAAGGTCAAACTAGCATTCGTCGTGATGGTGGGCGGATCTGCGGTCGGGTAAGAATTGGCACCGCCAGTCTTATTCGATTCGCTTCCGATCATCAGCGACGTATACTGATAAGTGGTCTTGTTAACGTTTGCCGTCATGGGGTACTCCGATAGGGTGGATAGCCCTATCGGGCCGAAGCCACATTCTGGATAAACTAGAATGCGAGTATGCAGCAGGCCCACTGTACTAAGTACAGCCGGCTACTACCGAGACCCCAACTACTGACGAGGGGGAGGAGAGTAAAGCAGTTCGTGCATTAAGCGTTTGCTTAGGGCAAGTTCAGCTTCGTCGGCGGCAATAAAGTCCACGAGCGCCCAGGGATTTGACTCCCCGAGACGTTCAGTGAGCAAAAGAGCCATCGACTGACATTGAGCGAGAAGCAAAGCTTTCTTTTCAATAGTCATACAAACCTCCTTATCGTTAAGTTAAAGGCCTCAACAAAGAATCCTCCCGAGACCGACTATAGCTTCGGTCGCAGCCCTTCGATGGCAAGCCCGATCAGTGTACTGAGTACATGATCGATAAGCCTGACCTCCGAAGGACACGACAGAAGCTCATGGAGAACATCTGAAGCAAGACGGCTGATTCCGGAATCGTCATTATCCATCGTGATGCAATCACGCACACGCTGAATGATGTATTCTGCAATCAAAGTCGAAATGCTCATATGTTTCCCCATGGTTG